GGAGTGTGAAACCGCTACACCTAATGCTATTGCTAACTAAGGAAAACTGAAGAGGCCAGTTCAAGAAAAGCGAGCGAAGAAGAACGGGCAAGAAACTTCGCAAGGACCGGAGTCAGGGAGGGGTGGTCTAAGTGGTCAAGGTGGGTGAGATGGAGGGGGAGTCGAGGAGCAGCTTCCCACGGATGAGGACTGTTCCGCAGATGGGGGCCTTGGATTTGAGGTCCACGCAGTCGGCATTCTGATGAAAGCTGGCGTGGAGGCGGGGGGTGTCGTAGTACTTAGTGGAGTCTTTGATGATGGGGTTGAGAGAAAGGAGAGGGCAGGGGATGGAAATGGAAGAGGCAATGCCGAGAGGGCCGCCGAAGGAGACGCGCTGGGAGCCGTAGGTGTTCATGATGTTCTCGGCTGTGAGAGACTGGTCGTTAGTGGTCCAGGCGAGGTCGATAGTGATGGGGTACTTGTATGAGATGGCCATGGGGGTGATGAGGGCTTCGAGCTCGATGAGCTTAGCATAGCGGAAGGGTGTGGAGAGATGAATGATGGGGGTGGCGTTGGCTATGTCTTGGCTGGTGATCTTGGATTCCTGGCCGTTGAGGTCGTAGTAGATCCACTGGAACTGGCGGCTCACACCAGCAGATGGGGACTTGGCGGTTGCGATCGATGGCGACGGCGAAGGAAGCTGAGGAGGAGGAATGACGCGAGAGCCAGCGTCAGGGACAGCGCCAGGCTCTTGAGGAGGAGAGGCAATCGACGGCACATGGGAGCGGGAGAGGCTTTGAAGCAGGGGGAGGAGGAAAGAGAAATCCATGGAGGGCGGGGAGGTTGGGGCGGCTCCAAAGAGCAGAGGGAGAGGGGCGGCAGGAGAAGGCGTGTTAGCTCGGAAGTCTTGGAGGCGGCGGATGATGTGAGTGTCAGCTTGGTCGTTATGCAATTCCGGAAGCAATTCACCCTCATTAGGGGAAGCGATGGGAAGAAAAGAGGAGGTGGGAGAGCGCTTGGAGGCGATGAAGACACGGCGGGCGGCGACGGGGAGCATGCTCCAAACGGGGGCGGTGATGGACGAAAGGGATGAGAGGATTGAGTCAATAGTGGAGGAGGGGATTTCTCCGATGTTGAGAGCGACTTTAAGGGCGGGGGGGGCGTGGCGGCAGAAGAAGTCGAAGCAGGCGGATTGAAAGGAGACATGGGAGAGAGGGAGCAGGTTCCACATGGACTGCCCGAGGGAGTGGCCGACGGAAAATTCAGTTAAGTAGCTGACGAGCTTGTCTGGGATGGTGCTATCGTCTATGGCCATGGCGAGTTTCGTGAAGAGGGCGAGGGGTGAGCGACAGGCTCCAGAGGGACCGACAAAGTAGCCGCAAAAGAGGGCGTACTTGTCTATCTCAATCTTGAAGCGGAGGGAGAGGAGGGGTTGAATAGAAGGCCAGGTTTGGTTGAGTGGGGGAATGGAGTCGATAAGGGAGTCGTCGCCGCTGACCATGACGGCTTCGGAAGTGATGTTGTATTGAGTGAAGAGGACGGCGAGGTTGTAGTCAGTGTTGTCATCGTAGGTTCCAGGCTCTCCGGTGAGACGCATGCAAGTGAGGGGTCCGAACTGAGTGTCAACGTTGGTTTTCAAGTGGACGTGGAGGTCAATGAGGGCTTGAGGGATGGAGAGGCGGTGCATTTTGAGGCGTTCGAGGACCACGGCTTCGCCGTGCTGGGACTGGTCAAAAGCGGTGTAGTCATTGGCGAGATGTGGTTGGTCGGTGAGATGGTCTTGGCACCACTGTGAAAGTTCGAAAGGTGTATGCCCTGCGTGGACGTAGATGTTAGATGGGCGATCCTGGCTGTCGAAGATGCGTTGGTATTTTTTGACTGGTCCAAGGAGGAGGATGACGGCGTCGTGCATGAGGGCGAGGGTTTGGCAAGCTTTCCAATTTCCGAAGATGGAGTTGTCGTTTGTTTTGTGTTGGGTCTTGGAGAAAATGCGGACTGCTGACCAGCGCCAGTCAGGGTCCGAGCGGTTTGCGTTTGCCATGATGACAGATTGGGTCTTGGATGACAGCTGGCAGAACTCGTTGGCGTTGATGCATTCAATGAAGAGAGCCTCGTCGAAAGGGACCTCTGCGAGTGGGGAACGATGGTAAGCTCGGCACAGGGATTGGAAAAGGACGGCCCCGAGAATCTCGTCTTTCGGGGAGATGGAGTAGGGAGCGGGAGAGGGTCGGAAGCGGAGACGTTTGGGAATGGATGCTGGCAAGAGGGTTGGGTCAGATTTCTCGGAATGGATGGCGGAAGCGACTGAAAAGGGGAGGGCGGAAATTTCGAAGGGCTGGTTGAGAAGAGGGAACTGGTTGCTGGATTGATCGCGCCAGATTATCTCTTTCACTTGAGGGTCATGAGCGGGGATGAATTGCGAGGCTAGGACGTAAAAGTCTTCGCCGGGGTAGACGGGGGTGTGGGCGGTCGAAGAAGGACGGAGATCAGAGCTGAAGGCCGGAGAAGAAACTTGGGCGGAAGGGATGTCGTAATGAAATGGGCGGCGGGTTTCTGGGAGAAAGTGGGTGGAGATCTGGGGCGAAGCGTCGAAGCCGTCGCCGGAGAAGATGCGAGCAGTCTGCAGGACATCTGAGACATGAGAGCTGGGGATGGAAGCAGTGAGGGACAGGACTCCGGGAACGGATGGGTTCGGGCGCAGAGGGACATGGGATGATCTGGAGACTATTTCAGCTAGAGGGCGGAAAACGGGGGCGACGATGGGGTCAGCAGTTTCATTGGAATGGAGGGAGAAAATGGGGAGAAGATCGGTTGGAAGTTCGGAGCGAGCGCCGCGGAGTGGAGTGACACGGGAGGTGAGAGGTTCGGTGATGATCTCAACGCCGGTCAGCATGTTTCGGAAGATGTCGGAGAGAGAAATGGGCTGGTTGGCGTGGAAGCGGGAAAAAAGAAGATTGTTGCATGCGGAGTCAGTGCGAATGAGGGAGTGGTCGCCGGAGAAGTTGATGCCGATCGTGGAGCGTGTGAGGGCGACTAGGGACATGGAGTGGGATAGCATTCGGGAGTTTCGGTCAAGGTGGATGTTGGCTGGGTGCTTGTAAGTGGAGCCCTGAGAGGAGGCGATAGTGACAGCTTTGTAGCCGCATTGGCTGATGGTGAGGGCAGAGGTCTGAGAGTTGCACATGATGGTGGCGTTGGGGGGCAAAGTTTGATGGAAGCGGGAGAAGCCAGGCTGTGAGGAGAGGGAGCGAACGCCGAAGAATTTGGCGACGCGTTGGGGAATGCGGCGGCTCCAGAGGCAATAGAAGTCGAGATACGGGCGGAGATGGCTAATTTCGGAAGGGAGGCGATGGTTGCTTGAGTTGGTGTTGGTGGAGTGATACTCTCCTTGGAGAGGGTCCCCGAGGACAATGACGAACTGAATGGTGGGGTCGGCGTGGATGGCGAGGTCGAGGTAGCCGCGTGGCATTTTGTAAACTTCATCGATGACTAGCACACGGGCAGATTTGAGAAGTGAGGCCTCCCAGGTGGATATGCGCCAGGCAGCGGTGGATGAAAGCTCGAGAGCTTCTTTCCATTCACTGCGAAGCTCGGTGGTGGGAACTGAAACCTTGAAGGCGCTGAAGGGATGGGTTTTGAGCAATTTCTGAACGGGGTAAGACTTGCCACAGCCTGCGAAGCCGGCTATGTGGACAAGGGAAACGGCGCGGGAGACGGCGATGTCGAGCTGGGCGTCGAGGGCAAGGAAAGAGTCCCTGGCTTTGTTTGGATGAAGTGGATCAACGTTGGCCATGACTCCGTCGAAGCCGTTTTTCATGTTGGAGATGAGATTTTTGGCGCGACGGACATTTGTGCGATATGAGTGGACGTGGCGGAAGGGAAGATGGGTGGAGTCATGAGTGAAGCGGAGAGAGGCGTGGACTAAGTCAGAGGCGGCGCCAGAGAGGCGGACTGGGTTGGAGGCGGGGGAGTAGGCGAAGTGACCGGGCGAGCCTGATGAGTGGGTGATGGTGAAAGAAGCGCGGGGGTTGCTGCTACCGTAGATGAGACGATTCTGGCCTGAGATGATGACGGCTTCGAAGTTGTAGGCTGAGGCGAGAACGGTGAGGTGGTCGGTGGAAAGGCCGTGGCGGGAGATTTGGGAGGCGTCGAGGAGGCAATCGGGAAGATTCTGCTGGAGGGTGAGCCAGAGGTCGACCGGCTCAACATCTATGCCTGCGGAAATGGCGCGGAGGAGGCAGTCAGTGTTGGTGGGGTACGGGAGGTTGGAGATGGGGCCGTTGCGCTCGCGGGTAAAGAAAAGGCCGCTGCCTTCGTGGAGAGGGGTGCGAGTGATTAAATCCCAGGTGGTGATGGGCCCGAAGCCGGTGGGGTCAGAGAGCAGGGCGTTAGTTTCGGGGGTGATGGGGACCTGAGGAGGGTTGGGGGTGGAGCTTGGGTTCGGGGTGAATACGCCAACGGAGTCGAATGACAGGGGCGCGTTGGGCATATTGATTGGGGCGGTGGAGGACTGCTGGGTGATGGGTGGGAGGTTTGAGGCGGCAGGCTTTGAGAAATAGGGAGAATGCGGGCGAAGGGATTGAGTTGATCCGAGACCGAGGTCGAGAGATGCGAGTGGAGAAGCAAGGGGAGCAGGGACTGGGATGCTGGCGGAGGCCGGGGCTGGAGAGGGGGGGCGAGAAGCGGAGGGTGAAGGAGGACTCGGGGAGGGTGGCTGAGAGTCAGGTGCGGTTTGGGTCTGAGCGCTTGGAGGTGGGGGGACGAAGGCATCTGGATTAGTCAGGGGGTCGGCGGGTGGAGGCGAGGGGGCGGCTGGAGAAGTGGTTAAAGCGGGCTGGGTGGGGGCGGCAGAAGGGGCGGGCTGCGGGGGAGCTGGCGCGGCAGGCGGGGGGGGAGGAGGAGCGGTGGACTGCGTAAGTGGAATGGAAACGACCCAGGAGTTAGGGTTTGAGACGGATGGGTCAGGAGGTGGCGAAGCAAGCATTCCTGGGGGCAGGAAAGGTTTTGAAGCGAGCAGGTTGACTGGGCGGCGGTCGAAAGTTAGGGTGAAGGGCTTGGGGTGGAAGTAGCAGTCATAACGATCATGGATGGATTGAGGGGAGTCTTTGTCACAAAAGGCTCGGTAAGCCCAGTAACAAGCGGGAGCGAGGGCAGCAAGGGTGATCCAGAGGGGCGTGAAGAAGGGGAGGGGGGTGGGGAGGTAAGCCGAGCCGAGGGTGGGAAAATTAGGAGAGGTGGCAGTCCAGGAGAAGAATCTCAAGAAAAGAGAGGTTAGGAAGGTCGGGCCGCGAAGGTGTTTGGCTGAGAGGGACATAGTTAGAGCGAAGCGGGGGGCGGCATGGGTGAAGAAGCTTGGAGGTTGAACGAACCAGTGGCCGAAGACAGCCAGCGAAGTGATGTGGTAACGGCGGGCCTGGCAGACCAAGTAGGCAGCGTAGGCGGAAAGGGGGGAGGAGATCAGGCAGCCTGCTGAAAACAAGCGGAAGGAATTAGTGCGAAGCCAATGACGCAGGTGCTGCAAGGGGGAAGTCAGAAGCATGTAGTGAGAAACGGGGCGGAGCGGGGAGGTGTAGAGGGCGAAATGGGCCAGATTGTCCCAGGCGGCGGAGGAAACCCAGGAATACTCGCTCTTGGAGGATTGAGTGCGGATGAAGCCGGCTGGGTCGGTGACGCGGAGGGTGCGGACGGCTCTGACGTAAAGGAAAAGCGCGTCGTAAACGGCTTTTGGGACGAGGCGGTGGCGAACTTCTTGCTTGAGGTCTTGGGCAGAGGGGATGAGGACGGCAAGAGGGGAGCGGAAAGAAATGGAGTCTTCGTGAGAAAAGAGGGGGGGGAGGCCGCGCTGAATTAGGATGGAATGGAGAGGGCCCCAGGACTCGAGGCGGGTGATGGAGAGGGAGAGCGAGGGGGAGGTGATAGCGGTGGTCTTGAGCCAGTTGAGTGCGCTCATGGGCTGGGTGTATGACAGGGAAGGGTTGTTCTCTAAGAAGTAAGTCAGCTGGCCATTTTTGATTTCGAAACGGTACAGTTCAGGCATGAGAGAGAGGTTGGTGAAGTCGGATTCGGGAGGGACCACGAGAGAGGCATAGAGCTTTTGGACTTGAGGGGCCTGCTGAAAGAAGTCAAGAATTTGATCTGGGGAGAAGTACATGAGGGCGTCGTGCATGAAGACGGTTTCTGTGTTGGGTAGGGAAGTGGATGTGACGGGGTAGCGGACGGAGTCGGCGGCGGTGAGGCGATAATTGAAAGGCGTGGGGGGAACAAAATTTGCGTTTTTGGCGCGCATTTTGTTGTACTTGGATGGCTTCATGAACATGACGGATGAGGGGGTGGTGGCTTTGTGATGCCAGTCAGAGAGCAGGTTAATTTCAAGGGTCTTGTGAACGGGGTGAGAGTGGTTGGTAGTGCCAAAATCAGTGATATCAATGCCAGAGTCGGTGAGGAAGGGGCGATGAACTTGAGGAATATGATAAGGGAATTTATCAAGGGCAGCGCGGAAGGGAGAAGCGACGGCTTCAAGGAGGGGGGCAGTGATGGAGTCCTTGTGGATGGTTGAGGCGAGAGCTTCAAGAATCCCTTTGAAACCTCCAGAAGCACCGTGGAGTGTGGGAAGGGGGGTGACGGAAGGAGCGTGATACGAACGGCCATAGCGGCAAGCAGAGTGGGGCGAGAGGTAGGGGCGGGGAGCGTGGAGCATGGCGCGGGCGACGGGACGGGGATGGCGAGGAGGAAGGAGGAAAACGCGGAAGAGGGCGGTGAGGAGGTCGGCAAGAAACAGCCCGAGGAGCGGGAGGAAAAACCACGGAGGATCCGTGGTGGGCAAGATGACTAGAGTGGCGAAAAACAGGAGAGGGATGAAAGACAACTGGAAAAAGAGTAAATGCGCCGTGGAGTTGATCTGAACTGTCGGAGTGAACCTTTAAATTTCAGAACGACGCGGGGAATTTAGAGGGAATGCAAAATTATTTCAAGAAGAACACAGGATCTCGCAGCCTTTCGGACGGGCGAGAACTGAATCTGAGAGATTCAAC